GCGCGGGAGCGGGCGCGGGCGTGCCCTCGTCGGGCGTGGGCGCTGGAGCCGGTGCTGGAGCGGGTGCTGGGGCCGGCGCTGGTGCGGGAGCCGGAGCGGGCGCGGGCGCGGGCGCTGGAGCCGGCGCCGGTGCTGGTGTTGGCGCGGGTGCCTGCGACAGCTCCGGGTTTTTACTGTCGGGCAGCGGCGCGCCCTTCTCGAAGTCGCCCCAGTTGAAAGCGGGCGGGCCGGACGCGGGTCCGGCCATGCTTCCGGTGCCGTCCACGCCGGCCGGGATGCCGCCCTCGCCCTCGGCCTCGATCAGCGCCTGCACGATCGCGCGCCGGCGCGCCTCGGCGGTGTCGGCCGGCGTGATGCCCCATCCGGTTGGCGGGCTGGCGAAGCCGTAGTCGGACATGAGCCGCCTCCTAGACGTTGGTGCCGGCGACCTCGAACGTGGCCGCGATCGCGACCAGCTCGACGTCGGGCTTGGCCTGCTGGCCGACGGTCACCTGAACGATCGGCGCGTGCGAGAAGCCGGTCTTGCCGATGCTCACCCACATCGTGTTGCGATTGGCCGGCCGGTTGCGCGCCGGCTGGTCCCACTGGCCGTAGGCGTCGCGCTGCGGCGTGGTCGGCACCGGCGGCGGAGGGCCGCCCATGTCGGGTCCCCATTCGGCCTCGTCCCAGACGTCGGCCGGGCCGGGGTCTGGCCCCGGCTGCGGCGGCGGCGGGATCTCGACAATGTAGTCGGTGGTGGCGTCGAGCTGCGGGATGAACGGCTCGCTCGCGGACGTGGTGAAGATCGCGCGCGCCTGCCGCCAGTGCACGGTCTGCGAGCGCGCCTGAAACATCTCCCAGCCGCCGACCAAGGTCGCGGTATACGGAAGGCCGTCATCGGTGCCGGTACGCTCCATCTGCATGATGCGGCCGTCGCGCGTGCCGAAGAACATGCTGGCGCGCTGGCGCAGGAAGCACAGCGCGTCCCAGCCGACGCCGCGCGCGAAGGCGCCGGTGGCGCTGTTCATGGCGAGGCAATACTGGTTGCCCGGCCGCCCGCCGGGCAGCGTGATGAAGATGCCGCCGTACTCGTCCCAGCGCCGGATCGTCCACGGGTAGGTGGTGTTGATCGCGACTTCCTCGCGCCACATCCGCTTGATGGCACGGCTGACCATTGCCAGCTCCATCTCGCCCGCCGACTTGGTGATGACCATGTTCATCGGCACCACGCCCTCGACGGTGAGGATCAGCAGGTCGCCGCCGACCTGCTCGTGCGCGTTCATCCCGAGCGGCTTGCCGACGAAGTAGCGGCCCTCCTGCCGCCAGTTGGCGGCGTCGCCGGGATTGTTGCCGGTCCAGATCAGCGCCTCGCCCTCGGAGGTCACCACCACCAGCTTGTCGTCGATGCCGTCACCGGCGTCGATCGACCAGTTGCTCATGAACATGAGGTAGCCGCCGCGCGTCGCCGCGCCGCTCATCGGGATCTTGGTCAGCAGGCCGCCGACCGCGTCGACGCCGAGGTACCAGACGTTCATCGACCGCTTTTCGATGAAGAACAGCCGGTTGCGGTACTTGCAGACGTAGGACAGGTTGCGCCCGTTCTCGACCGGCGAGCCTACGGGTCCGGTGATCGCGCTGGCGCCGTCGGCGGGCACCGCCGGCGGCAGCAGCTCGGCCCATGTGACGCCGTCCTTGGTGCGCAGCACCGGGTCGCCGGCGTCGTTGACCGCGATGCCCCAGTAGCCGCCGAGGTTGGCGAGCACGGTCGCGGAATAGTTGCCGCTGGTGCGCCCGGTGGCGATCGCGACTGGCGTGCCGGTGGTGACGTCGTAGACCTTGGTCGCCTGCGCCGCGAACATGCGGTGCTGGCTGGTGTCGACATATTCAAACGACGAGATCACCGGCACGGCTTCGGGCAGCGTGGCGTAGCGCGTCGAGCCGCCGCGCAGCTTGACGCCCTTCATGGTGGGAAACCAGTTGTCCGAGACGATCGCGGCGCCGGGGCCGATGTAGGCGTCGTTCTCGTGCTGGACGAGCCCGCGGGTCGGGGCTGGCAGGGTCACGGTCTTGAGCGCCTGCGCGTAGTTGCCCGGCACTGGTTGACGCCGGTATGCGGCGTGCGCGCTCATGGCGACAGCGGCCACGGGTAGCCGATGCGGCGCGTATGCGACAGCGGGCTGCGATCGATCAGGATCGGCGCGGGCTGGTCGTGCCCCATCTCGTTGGCGAGCGCGTCGGAGTAACTCCCCATGTCCTCGGCGTAGGGCGAGCCCTTCTGTGCCTTCCACTGCCAGACCATGCCCAGCTTCAGCAGCCGCTCATTGAGACGGAAGCTGTCGGTGTCGGCCATGAAGCTGTCGCCGAAGCCGCCGCCGGTGAGCGTCACGCAATTCTTGTCGAGGTAGGAAAAGACGACGCTGTCATTCAGCGGCAGGATCGGCGAAAAGTACATCTTGCCGGCGTTGATAATCCAGTCGCCGCTGCTGCTCTCGGTGTTGCTCATGCGCAGGTTGAGCCACTCGTCGAGGTCGGAGATGAAGCGCAGCGGCGTCACCGGCGCCGATCGACGCCGCACGTTGGTGGTCAGCAGCAGGCGCTTGTAGTTGGCGGGAAGCGCAAAACCGTCGGTGATGCCGTCGCCGGTAAAAGCGCCGCCTGAGCGCAGCACGGTCCAGTCGCGCGTGTCGTAGGCGATCCTCTGCGCCATTTCGTTGGCGAGCGACAACATCTCCTGCATGGTGCGATTGTTGGCGATGCCGCCGAACACGGTCGACGGCACCTGCACGCCGACGGTGGCGCAGACGTCCTTCACCACCGCCAGCAGGCTCATGTCAGGCCGCCTTGTCGGGTCGCGCTTCCAGTGCCATGCGCACCAGCGCCTTGCGGTTCATGTTGCCGATCGGCTCTTGGCCGGTGTGCGCGGTGACGTAGTCGCGGATCTGCTCGGTGGTCATCTCCTTGAACTGGCCCTCGCCGCCGCTCTTCTTGAGCGCCTCGTTGTCCTCTTCGAGCACGGCGTTGCGCGCGCGCAGCGCCTCCAGCTCCTCGGCCAGTTGCGTGTTCGGCGCGTTGCTCTTGCTGCGGTCGATATAGTCGGTGGCTTGGTTCTTGAAGTCGCGGCCGTGCGGCCCGAGGTTCTTCAACTCCTGACCGTCGATCAGCGCGAGCTGCTCGACCGTGTAGATGTTCTGCGCGCGCAGCTCGGCGCGCTTGCCTTCGGACAGGAACGGCGCGTGGTCGAGCGGCGTGCCGGTCTTGGTTTGCTGCAGCTGCGCCTTGAACTGCGCGTATTGGCGCGGGAAGCGTTCGATATAGGTGCGCGAGGTCTGCTCGCCGGTGAACGGGTTGACCTCCCAGTGCGAGTGCGCCGCGGCCGGGTAGGGCGTCCAGTTGCGCGAGCCGGGGATGCGGATCTCGACGACCTCGATGTCCTCGAAGATCGGCCGGCCCTCGGCCGAGCTGCGCGCCTCGTTCTTCAGCGCCATGTTGCGGAAAGTCGCCACCAGTGCGTCGTCGGGGTGGCGGAGTTGGCTCGTCTGCATCCGTAGCTCCGGGTTTCACGTGAAAGGGGCGGAGCCGCCGCCCGACAGGCTCGTCACTGAACGGTCGGCGGCTCCGGGTGTCGGAGGCGGGGATGGAAGGATGGGGGTCCCCGCCCCCAATCGATCAGGAGGCCGGGACGCTGTCGTAGAGCCTCCAGTTGAACAGCGGGTTGACCATCGTCAGCTCGCCCATCCATCCGATGAACTGGGCGATCGCGTCCTTGTCGATCGGCATCTGGCCTTCGCCCTCGAACAGCTTGTCGAAGTTGCGGCTCGGGTGGTAGCGCAGGCGGAAGGTGTCGGTGTTCAGCCCGAACGTCGTGTTGGCCGGCATGTTCGAGCCGATGCCGCCGTCGAGCACGATCTCGGCGCGCTTGCCGCCGCCGATATACTCCAGCGCCGTGAAGCCGAGCTGACCGAGACTGGTGCTGCCCTGCTGACGTTGTATTGCAACCGTGGCCGCGTCGTAGGCTGCATAGTGTTCCGGTGACATTATGAGCAGGTCGGCGTCGTTGCGGTTGCGGCTCTGCTTGGTCATCACGGCGTTGATCAGCGGCCGGATCGTGGTCGCGTTGACCTGCGTGCCG